TATATAAAGTTCGTTACGCATATACTAAGACATCAAAGAAGACCTCTAGTGGTAAATCAAGAAAGTTTTGTGATAGAATGATTGAACTTGCAGGTGGTGGGTTAGAATACAGATATGAAGATATTGAAAAGATGAGCGATAAAGGAGTGAACGGAAAGTTTGCACCAAAAGGCTCTAGCTCTTATAGTTTATTCAAGTATAAAGGCGGTGTAAATTGCTATCATGGTTGGATGCGTAGGATTTACTTCCGTAAAAGAGATAGCAAAGGACGTATAATGAAGAATGACGGAATGAAGAACGAGAAGAAAGTAGGAAACAATCCGTACATCGTTCAGAAAGGTGCAGAATCAATAGCACCAATAGACACACCAAGTAAAGGAAGGAAATAATGGCAGCACTATTTTGCGACGAAGACAAATTAAAGAGTTCAACGGCTATTAATTACAACGTTGATACTGCATTTCTATTGCCATTTTTAAAGATAGCACAAGATAAGAATATGCAGGTAATATTAGGAACAGATTTATATGAGAAAATAGAGTCTGAAATTGATGGTGGTACATTGTCTGGGCATTATAAGAACTTAGTAGATGATTATATTCAAGATAGCATCATTCACTACGCATTAGTGGAGGCATTGCCATTCATTTCCTTTCAGATTAAGAATGGTTCGGTAACTCAGAAGAACTCAGAGAATGGAACGGCTGCAAGTAAGTCAGACCTTAACTGGTTAATCCAAAAAGAGCGAGATACGGCAGAGTTCTATGGTCAAAGAATAGTTGATCACTTATGCGAATATTCTAGTAACTTCCCAGAGTACTCAACTAATTCTGGTTCAGATATGAACCCTATTTCTAACGCTTATAATACAGGATTGAGGATATGAAGTACAATCCAAAACCAAAAAACATAAAGAAATTATTAATATATCTAAGAAGTATCAATGTATAAGGATTTAATAGAAACTAATATAGTTAACACCGCAGCGATAGGAATAAGCGTGTCAGACATTAACGGCATTTTAACGGCAATTGTATTAATTACGGCTGCATTGTATAATATTAAGAAGTTAAGCCATGAAAAGAAGGATTAAGTACTTTGAGCCAAGCGAGTTCGTTTGTGATGGTGTAGAGTGTTACGATAAGATGACTGATAGTTTGTTGCTCAGTTTGGAAGCTGCAAGACAAATTGCAGGAATCCCCTTTCACATTAACTCAAGTTATAGAGATAAAGATAATAATGAGCGAGTTGGAGGGAAACCTAACTCAGCCCATACAAGAGGCAACGCAGTTGATATAGCTTGTGCTAATAGTTCAGATAGGTTCATAATTTTAGAGGCTTGTATGGCAGTACCATTCACAAGGGTTGGAATAGCAAAAACATTTATACATATAGATGTAGATGAGGATCTTCCTGATAACGTAATTTGGACATACTAATGACAGGGTTTGAAATAGGAGTAGGATTTTACACAGGGATTTTAGTTGGTGTATGGACAGACAAATTCAAGGACGGATACAAGACTTGTATATACCTTCCATTTATATTCATCGAAATAAATACATATTATGAGTGATTTTTTATTACAGAATTGGAATGCTTTATTGACTGCATTATTAGCATTCGCTGCGGTGGTTGTTGCATTAACACCAACTGAAAAAGATAATAAGATACTAGGTTATATTAATAGCTTTATGAGCTTGTTTATTAAAAGAAAAAAGAAATGAACCCAATTTGGGCAAAGGGGTTGCTTGCAATAGTGCCTAAGATGTTTACGGATAGTAAAGGTAAATGGAGTTCTAAACGTACAGTAAGCGGTGTTCTAGTTGTTTCCGTAGTTACTCAGATTGAAACTCATGGTATAACCTGGCAAACCCTTATGTTATCTTTTATTGCAGTTTTGCCACTATGTTTTAGCGTATTCGAAAAAAAGTAGTATATTAGCGTAAAACTTTTATATGTCAAAACGAAACAATAGATTCCGATTAAAGGATGATGAGATCGAAATGGTCAAGAAGCATCGAGCCAACACCTTAGACAACCTTAACGACAATTCCTCACTTGATATACACCTGAAAGAGCGTGGTATTGATAAGAAAGATGTTGTTAGTGTTAAGCATTGGCAGAATATGGGTGGCGAGCTTCGTTTTTCAATCGTTACCAAAGATGATCAAGGTGGTTTTGATGAGGGAGGAATGTTTGAGAGATTGAATACCTTTATTTCTGAACACGCTCCGAGCTATCCTAAACCACTTAAAAATGATAAGGGAACTCATCTACTAGTAATCAATCCTGCGGACATACACATAGGTAAATATGCGAACTCAGAAGAAACTGGTGAGGAATATAATACAGACCTTGCAGTTACCAGAGTTATAGAAGGTGTACAAGGTTTAATTGATAAGGCGAAAGGCTTTGAAGTTGAAAAAATATTATTCTGTATTGGAAATGATATACTGCATATAGACAATGTGTACAATCAGACAACTGCAGGAACGGCACAAGATTGTGATGGCAAATGGTGGGAGCATTTCGAGATTGCTTTGGCTTTATATGTTAAATGTGTCGAGATGCTTAGAGAAATAGCACCAGTAGATTGTGTACACTCAATGAGTAATCATGATTACCAATCGGGTTTTCACTTAGCTCACGCTTTAAAGGCTTGGTTTAGGTTAGCTGAAGATGTTACAGTTGATGCTGGTGTATCACATAGAAAATACTACACCTACGGAGCGAATTTAATAGGTTTAGAGCATGGTGACGGGGCTAAAATGGACAACCTTCCGATGTTAATGGCACATGAGCAGCCTAAGCAATGGGCTGAGACTAAATATAGATATTGGTATCTTCACCATTTACACCATAAAGTGAAATATAAGTGGAGAGACGCAAAGGACTTCATCGGTGTTACTGTTGAATACCTTAGAAGTCCATCTGCGGCAGATTCTTGGCACTCCAGAAAAGGATTTACTGGAAGCGCAAAGGCGGTTGAAGGTTTTTTGCATTCAAAAACACAAGGTCAGGTTGCAAGATTAACACATTTTTTCTAGTTGATTATAAGAGAGTTATAGAAATATAGCTCTTTTATTGCATTTAATTAAGCTATTTATTGCCACAATGAAAAATTTGTGTATCTTTGAACCATCGAAAGCAAGGAAGCTAAGATAAAAACAACTACTATTATGAAGACAATCACATTCAACGCAGCAAAAGAGTTAAAGCAAGCAACTAGAACAGGGTTTAATTATACACCTCAATTCGATGCTTCTGATATAGTAAGTATTAATGGCTATAATCTTAGAAGTTTGAATTTAGAAATTACTAATAAACACGTTTCTATTTACGATGTTTCAATTCAAAACGTAATATCATTTAGTAGTCCATTTATATTAACTATTAACAACTAAGACTATGAGATATTTATTGATTCAAGAAAATTTCGGTTTAGATACATCAACTGAATACGCATCGCACGAACTTGCAAATAACGCATTGTATAATACTATACAATTAGGTAACTCGGCACATATACTGATAGTTACTGGACATGATAACCCAGTTAATTACAAAATACTATTTAACGAAGTTGTTTATTCAATCGCTAAAAGCTAAGACTATGAGAAAAAGATTTGAAAAGAACCTAAACGGACACGATGTATTCATTAACGATCAATGGTTGATGTGGGTAATAGGTAGCGAGAAAAACGCTAAGAAGCAATTAGAACTATATTTAAAAAGCTAAGTTATGAAGAAGAATTATAACACAAAAGAGGTTACAGGTAATATCAATGAATTAGTAGGTTACTATGTTAGACGATCGGATTGGTTCGATAAGCTTCACGCTAACATGAAGGATAGGATTTCTAAGGTTGGTGAAGATAGCGAGATTGGTTTGGAGTTAATAGATTTACTCAAGTCAGTTGATGCTTGGTGGGATCCATCAATGGAAGATCTAAGCGGTCAGCATAAACCAGAAACCTGCTTTCATTTACGCAAATATTCAGCGGATAAATTAGGTAGATAATCGGATTAAATAAGCTATAAATTAGCATAAGAACAAAAAAAACATTATTTTTGCTT